CATGCCGTGTATTAGTACGTAGCTTAAGCAACTTGTTAACTTATCAGGATTTCTTATCAGTTCAAAGTAAACTAGCTAATTTAGACTTTGAACCACTGGGAGTGGGCATCACTAACTTAGCATACTGGCATGCACGTAAGAGTTTTAAGTATGGTGAAGCTGATGCACTAGCTGAAGTTAAGCGTTGGATGGAACATCAAGCATATTATCTAACCGAAACTAGTGTCGAACTTGCGCAAGAAAAAGGTGCATGTAAACGTAGTCAACATACCTATTATGGTAAAGGTGTATTTCCTTGGGAACGTAGAAATCCCGGTGTTGATGAACTAACTGACTTCACACCTAGTGTTAATTTAGACTGGGAGGGCTTACGCCAAAAACTATTGCAATATGGCATACGTAATGCTACACTTATGGCAGTAGCACCAGTAGAAAGTTCTAGTGTTGTATTGAATAGCACGAATGGTATTGAGATGCCAATGGAACTAATTAGTGTTAAAGAAAGTAAAGCTGGATCATTTGTACAAGTAGTACCAGAATACAAACGTCTAAAGAATCGTTATCAGTTGATGTGGGATCAAAAGGATTGCGTTGATTATTTAAAAACGTCGGCGGTATTAGCGGTATACATTGACCAATCATTGTCAACCAATACATTCTACAACCCTGCATTCTTTGACCAAGGTAAAGTACCGGGAACACTGATTGCTAAGAACTTGATGTTAGCGTATAAATGGGGTATCAAAACTATATATTATAGTTTGATTAACAAAGTAGGTAGTAAAGCAACATTACAAGAAGAAAATAATATTATTCCTTTTGTAAAGTTAGATGCTATTGAAGATGAGGAATACTGTGAAAGTTGTGTGTTATAATGTTAGAAACAATATGTGAAGTATTAGAAGATGCGTATAAGCGCAATTGGATTACTAGTCGTGATGGTAATGTAAGTATCCGTCATCATGACCGTGACCACTTTTACATTACCCCGAGTGGTGTACGTAAGCAGACCATGCAACCTGATCAGTTTAAGAAAATTAAGATTGTCAGCAGCCTAATGTGGCGAGAAGAAGCATACACTGATATCAGTGCGAATCTAAAGCCTAGTGGTGAGATTCCACTGCACTTTGGTCTACAGAAGAACATGGGACAACATTCAGGCGAAGTTCGTGTAGTAGTACACGTTCATCCTACTTACTGTATTGCAGCCATGCACGCCGGTATTGACCTTAGTACTGTTAGCGATGCGTTCCCTGAACTTAATCGTTATACCAAGGTAGCACCTAATGTAGGAGACGTAGCTCCCATCAGTCAAGAACTTGCAGACAAGTGCCATGAGAATCTTAAGTTAGACGATTACGGTAATATTGCCTACGACATAGTTGGCATCAAAGGACACGGAGTAGTTGCTATTGATACAAGCCCGTGGCGTGCATATGAGCACATAGAAAGATTAGAACATATTTGCAAGATAGTACTTGCATCAGGAAAATATTAAAATGAGTAAACAACAATACAATTTAACAAAACAAACGAACTACCTCAAACGAACTATGTTCTTGGATCCAGAAGGTCCTGTAACAGTACAACGCTTTGAAGAAGTGAAGTACCCTAAGATTGCCAAGTATGAAGAAACAGCACGTGGATTCTTTTGGGTTCCAGAAGAAATTAGTTTGACTAAAGATAAGATGGATCACAAAGATTCTTCTGACGCTATCAAGCATATCTTTACTAGCAACTTATTGCGTCAGACTGCGCTTGATAGTATTCAAGGTCGTGCACCTAATCAAGTGTTTAGTCCTGTTATCAGTATTCCGGAACTTGAAGCACTGGTGGGTAACTGGAGTTTCTTTGAAACTAATATACACAGTAAGTCATACAGTCATATCATTCGTAATGTCTATGGAGTTCCTAAAGAAGAATTCAATAAAATCCACGATACAAAAGAGATTATTGAAATGGCTGCTAGTATTGGAAGATACTATGAAGCATTACATCAACTTAATTGTTTAAAAGAGACAGGTGGTGACGTAACAGAACGAGAACATATTAAAGCTATCTGGATGGCATTACATGCATCTTATGCACTAGAAGCATTTAGATTCATGGTAAGTTTTGCAACAAGTCTTGCTATGGTAGAGAATCGAATTTACATTGGTAACGGAAACATTATCTCCTTGATCCTGCAAGATGAATTGCTTCACGCTGAGTGGACAGCATGGTTGATTAATAATGTTACCAAAGATGATGCTAGATTTGCTTCTATTGTAGAAGAATGTCGCGCCGAAGTGTATCAATTGTACATGGAAGTTATTAAAGAAGAAAAAGAGTGGGCTGATTATCTATTCAGTAAGGGTGTAGTGATCGGATTGAATGCGGAGATATTAAAAGACTTTGTAGACTATACTGCATTCAATCGTTTGAAGGATATCGGTATCAAGTATGCAGAAAATCACCCTAAGCATAGTCCTATTCCGTGGTTTAACAAGCACGTAAACATTAACAAAAAGCAAACGGCATTACAAGAAAACGAATCAACTAACTATGTTATTGGAGTAATGTCAGACACTGTTAACTACGAAGAACTACCAGTATTATAAAGGAAAATAAATGAAAGCAATTGTATGGAGTAAGTACCACTGCCCTTATTGTGACCAAGCAAAGGCATTACTAACTAGTAAAGGTATCCAATTTGAAGAACGTAGAATTGGCGATGGATACACCAAAGAAGAATTATTAGAAGCTGTACCAACAGCCAGAACAGTCCCGCAGATTTTCCTAGATGGAGAATTGATCGGTGGGTTCACAGAACTCAAAACAAAATTAACAGAAAGTAAATAATGCTACAAATAGCCCTAGAATCAAACACAGTATATACATTTAAATTAAACAGCGGAGAAGAACTTATTGCTAAAGTAAGACTATCCGGAGGAGATTGGATACACATTGAAGAACCCGTTTCTATCGCACCAATGCAACAGGGTATGCAAATGATCCCTAGCGTTTTTACCGCAGATCCGAAGGCAGAATTCAAGCTAAATACTAATAGTATTGCAATAGTTGCAATCACAGACGATAGCTTGAAGATGAAATACTTAGAAGCTACAACCGGTATTAAAGTACCAGACAAAAAAATCGTATTAGGATAATATGCCAGCATTAAGTCGTGTAGGAGATCAGAATCAAACCGGTGGAGCAATCGTCCGCGGAGCCGATTCAGTATATGCTAATGGAATTCGTGTAGGATTACACGTTAGCACTATCACTCCACACGCACCTTGGGGTAAACCACACCCGCCCCATAAATCAGCAACTACTACTGAAGGTAGCCCTACTGTATTTGCTGAAGGTGTACCTGTTCTTAGAGTAGGATCAGGTAACAACTGCGGTCATAGTATTGTTCAAGGTAGCCCGGATGTGTTTGTACCATGAGTTTAACCGGTAAATATTCTCCCCTTAACTTAAACTGTTTAGGATCTTTCGTTCAGAATGAAGGCTTACGTATCAATGCAGATGCGCAAAGCCATATGGGAACTAGTAATTCGCTATCTAATTACGTAATGGGGTCTACGACACAAAGTACTGTGTTGCGTATATTGGTGTTGAGTATCAGAGCAGGATTCTTAAACAATAACCTCACGGTCTATAATAATTTAATTTCAATAGGCTCGACATCTATTCCTGTATTAGGTGATAGCAAGCCACCAGAATACACGAGAACACTATCACTTAACCCTTATCCTAATTCAGCTCCCTACACAGGTGAATATACTAGCTTTGGGTGGTTACGTATCATCCCGTTACAAGCACATTATGAATTTTATATAAACAACGGTTCATACACTGATTTCTTGTACACATTTAACATGGCTCATGGATTTATCAGTCAGTCAAACAAAGCGATTGATGCAATGAATGCGTCAGATACTTACCTTGACGGTGCATATAGTAATATGAACGACCTAGTAACCGCTGATTTTGCTGGTGTATCATTGGCATTATTCTTTTGGGGTCAAGACTTGATTGCATCTGGTAGAAGTATTGATTTACATAATATCGATAAGTTTGGTAGCCCTGTAGTATTGTTAAGAACATTATTTAAAACTAAATCACTTACTAAGGCAGTAAATCTAGCATTATTAGCAGCCGGTTTTTCTTCGGATGAAATAGATTCTCTTGTTATGGGAACAGAACCTAGTACTGACCAGCAGAAAAAACTATATAGTGCATTTTGTATTGTCATGGGAATAGACCTTGTTGAAGTCATGATAGGTTTGAATTGTCAAACTAAAGGAGTAAGAACACTTGCCGATTTATTAGATCCAAAGTACTTGTTTCCAAACAGCTATGCAACATTAACTTCACCTACATATAATGGTGTCCCGGGCCCTACTAATAGCAAAACATACTATCTAATATATACTGGTGGCGAAGTGACTAGTTACATAATTAACAACTATGGTGAGAGCTTAAAAATAATTTTACCAGAGTCATTAGCTAGTGCATGTGATGCATTTTCTACTACAATGTTGCAAATTAAAAATATCAAGTCAATGGACATTGAAAGATTTAGTCAAGTAGTACAAAACTTAGAAACAGTGACCGATCTAGGAGTTAATGGTACAAATGTCCCTACAAATCAGCCTATTAGAAATAGTACACTTCCTCTTATTGCGTTAGGCAATGGAGATAAGGGTAGATATACTACTTGTGATTTCTTTGGGGCAATGTCTGGACTCTCATATGATTGGAGAATATTAGAAGGGTATATTAAGAGTTTACAAACTGCAAAATTGTTTAAAATATACAATGAACTATACTTAGCAATAACTTGGCAACCAGCTACATTCAGTGTAGCTACGGAACAAAGAGCAGTTGAAACAAGTCCTGAGTCAGGAGTATACACCTGGCAGTACAGAATCACCGGCACTACCATGACTAATTCGGGCGGTGGCTATTTAAGAAACAGTGCACCGGCACCAGGTGGTGACTACACCTTCAGTGATGGTACTCTTGCTAGTTCCGGTGGTGTGTTACTTACTTGTAATCCTGATAATAATCCTAACAATGCACCAAGTACATACGGTAGAATAGTAAACCTAAATGTATCAAATATACCCGGATCATGGGTGACGTATGGGTCAGGCGGATCAAGTCCCGATAATCCCGGAATTCAATATCGTTTACCTGCACCACCTATATCATACAGC